TATAAAACGTTGGAGCGTAAAGTAACCGAAGTAGACACCGCACGGCAGGACGCTATAAACCAATTCGAACAATTTAAAATCAAAGTAACCGAAGACCAGCGCAACGCTAAAATTAACTCAACCTTTGAGCGTGAACTAGCGGCGTTGAAGTTAGACCCCTCGGCGAATGAATTAACGATACGCGGTTTTAAAAGCGCTATAAGCGATAAATACCAGCTCGATATAGAAGACGATGGTAATTTTGTTGTTAAGGATAAAAGCAGCGGCGAACGGCTTAAATCAAAAGAAAAAGCGGGTACGTTTCTAAACCTTTCTGACGTGCTATTAAAAGAGGCTACCGAGGCGGGTATTATTCAGAAGAATCCACAAGCGGGCAAACCAATGCCGCGCCCCGGCGCTATTATACCGCAGTTAGAAACGGCAGCAGATAAAAAGGTTAAAGGAGTTAACCCTCGATTCTTTGCGAAATGAGTTTGGCAATAGCGATTAAGGTTTTAGAACATTACCAGCGTTGGCGCGAGGGTATAGAAGCTGAAATGATTAACCACAATAAGCTAACGCAGGCGCTCGATGTAATTATTAAACACGCTAAAGAGACGCAGTATGCCAACGTTTAAAATGTTTTTTTGAAAAATCGAATTGCCTTAATATATTTGTAGGGTCGTATTCATACTCTTTAGGGATTTTGAGTTAAGAAAAGGCGGGTTTAGTACCCGCTTTTTTTATTTGTTGTTTTGCGTATTCAAATAATTTATATATTTGTAACAGATAGCCGGGGGGTTGTCGTATAAAGAAAGTATTTTATAACCTAACATAACTGCCCTTAAATAGACGCCCCCCACTATTTAGGGGCTTTTTCTTTGCCCCTAACTGGCTGATGAACCGACCCGTTCAGCCGTGAGGATAGGCGAGGAATCGCAAACAAAAGCAGTCGTTAAAGTTTTCATTAACTGTTTATGCGTAGATGCAATGCCTTCAGGGGGGTAACATCGACCAAGTGCAAGGGTTTAAAAACCAAGTATAAGCAGGGCTTTATTGAAATTAATTAGCACGATGGATAGTGGGACGAGTGGCTAATAACCTCATATATTGAAAAGGGGTACACGGCAATAATAGCTTTTGAAATTGACACCTTATTTTTTTTAAGGCTGTTTAATACCCTTGCACGGTAGAAACCCCTGCTATGTTTTGAAATTAAAAAAGAGTTTCTTAAATTTGTTGCGCTCTTTAGTGTAGTTCGCCAAACTTAATTGGCATTTGTAGGCGCAAGGGTTCAGCCTAATAAACACGAACCTACAACAACAACTACATTTTAACCATGTCAATTTCTCGCATTTTATCCGAGTGCCCGAACGTGCAAATGAGCCTTTCGGAGCTATTTATAGAAGTAGGGCAACGTGAGCAGCTCCCGTTTTTGGAGTTTCTTTTATCGCCTGAAAACGCAAAACTAATCCGCACCGAGGTAAGCCCCGGCGGCGGAAAACTTAAAACCGTTCAGGCTCGTTGGATACAGCGCCTACCCGAAACCGAAGTTGAAGAGGGCGCAGATATTCTTACTTGCACCTCAACTAACACTTACGGCGATAGCACTACAACCTACACCGTAGATACAACTGACACCTATACCGCTTCACAGTTAATTAACGCCGCTGATATTGCCCGCCATTGTCAGGAGAATAGCCGTTACGTACTCGAGAGCGTTATGCGTTTAATGGATGTACTAGACCGCAAAGTAGCAAGCGCCGCAGCAACTCAAGCCGTAGCAGATACAGGCGCTTGGGGTCAGGACGTAGAAGATTTCTACACCGTTTCGGGCGACTGTTTGCAAATTGCAACCGAGTTAGGTTCTGCCGAACTTAACCCTTTCGCCCTTGCGGATATTTTACAGGCTTCGCGCATGGCTAATTATCCGGGCGCTCCCGTAGCGTTTGGCGGTGCAGCAATGCAACGTTACGCAAACGCCGTACAAGCCGGATGCTGCACTCAATACGGTATTGACTTACTCGCTATTTCACAGCAGAACGGCTTCGGCTTTGCTTACGACGCTCGTTTAGCAGCGGCGCAAGGCTCACAGCTTAAAGCGTTGGTAACAACTGCGGGCGCTATTCAATGGTTATCTTTTAACCTAGCCGAATGGAACGCTGGCATTACACCCGTAGCAGGTTCTAATTATTCTAAAACGCTAGTGTTCACCCCTGCGGGCGTACCATGCGATTTAACTATGAAGGACGACTGCGGTAATTTGTCTATCGTATTAACTACGACTGGCAAAGTAGTAACGTTACCGACCGATATTTACGAGGCTTCAGACAAATACAGCGGCGTTAACTATGTTAACTGCGTTTCTATTGTTAACCCTTAATCGGTGGCTTAAAAGACGTAACTCGAGGGGCGGTGTATAACCGCCCTTTTTTTTATCTTTGTAAAAACGAAAACGATGTGCTTTGATAAATTACTAGGTTTACACGAATGCAGCCTACCCGAACCCACGACGGGCTTATATATAGATAGTTTAGGCATTAATACAACCCTACTAGGGCAATTAATAACCGACCAATATAATAACGGCGTAGAGCTATTTGAGGATAAAAGGGCGTTCGCATGGCGCAAGTTAAGCGGCGACGTATTAACGCGTTTAAGCCCTGCAATGAAAGCCGATACGGTAATTGAAAATAAAAGGATAGGGCAAGTATTAACCGACTATTCGAACATTCAAACGGCGTTAGGCGCGGGGCGTTATGGCGGTATTCGTTTAACGATTAACCCTAATAACCTTTCGTATTTACAGCTTTACATTAGCGATATATTATTAGCTATTGATAGCGCTAATACTAACGTTCCTGTTTTGGTTTTCGATATGACAACACTAAAGCTCGTTTATTCGTTTACCTACGGCACGGGCGGTATTGAGCAGTTTATAGGTAAGGAGTTCGCAGCGGGTAGGCGTAAATTAGACTTAGCAATAGTTTACGAAATGGACGTTAACGCCCCGAAGTTTATACCAAAAAAAGGGAGTTGTTATGATTGCGGCGGTAAGGTACGCGAGGCGCATATTTGCCCGTTTGTTGACGCTATCGGAATTGATTTAACAACCGACGGTACGAACGTACTGAGTAGCGCTAACCAAAAGTACACAAGCGGCATGAGCTTAAACTATAACGTTAACTGCGACCGTTCGGCGTGGCTTTGCTCCATAGGCGGCTTAATGGCGATGCCGCTTGCATACGCTACGGCGGTCGAAATTTACAACTATGCGCTAACCGTTAGCCCTAACCAACGCGTTAACACCGCCGTAAGTTTGAACAAGGGTAATAAAATATTTGCAACCGCCCCAGCGTTCGAGGGTATTGTAGCGGCTCGCGATATTGCAGCCGAACAATATAATCTTGAATTAAAGGCGATGTTGGAAAATATGCGCCTGCCCGACGATAACCATTGCTTCGACTGCCGTAAAAACATTAAATACGTAACCGCGTTACCATGACCGTAGCCGAATTTCAAAAGCGTACTGAAGAAATTTACAGCGAATTCACAAGCGACTTTAAACCGCTTTACGAGGCTGCAATGGATTTACGCGGCGAAATGTTTATACGGATATTCGAAAAGTTTTTAAATACCGAGGGGCAAAAGATACCAATACCCGCCCGCAAGTCGCCGGGCGCAAGCGAGGGCGACTATTCAGCTGGCTACGCAAAGCTAAAGCAACGCCGTCCGAACCCCTTAGAGCTTACGGGTTTTCTTCGAAATAATTTCTTAGGCGAACCATTAACCGAACAAGGGCTAACAGCTGCGATAGGCTTTAATCAAAAGGAATACGATAAGGCGCAAGGGCTTCAGTATGGCAAAAGTGTTAACCGTAAATACAAAGAATTTAGCGGGTACGGAGTTATTTTTCGCCCTACCAAAGAAGAAGAAGAACGCTTTTTAGAAGACCATACAGTAAGGCTTGCAGAAGAAATACAAAAACGTTTAAGCGCATGAACCTATTAACCTCGATTATTGACCGCCTAAACCAACGCGCCGCCGTTGGTAATATATTCGATCAAATTTACGGCTTATGCGAGCTATACGACGGCGGAAGCGAGCGCGCATGGGTACATTACATAGGCAAAGGTCAAGCCGTACCCGTAACGAATTACGACGCTAAAAAGGGTACGTTATTTTGGGCGAAGCGCGGCAAAACAACCGTAACGAAAACCGATAGCCTACGCGTCGCGGGTTGCAAAACCATGTACGAAACGCGTTTTCCTTTAACGGCTTACGCGGTAGTGCGCAAAAACCATTTGCCCTGCGATAGCGCCGAAGCTCAAGATTGGATAGCGTCGAGGGTTTATAAGCTAGTAAGCGGTACAGACCCGCAATTTAAAACAGCTTTAGGCGTCATTAATTATGAAGTAACGCCGAACGGTTATACGAACGAAATTAAACAGCTACCGCCACAGTTCGAGTGGGCTTCGGTAACTATTGAAATGGACGTTATTGTAACGACGTTTAACGAGGACGGCTGTTATGATACATGCGCAACGGGCGATATACCGCTCCCAGACTTCGAGCCGTGCGAACCGTGTTTAACTTCAGTAGCGGTCGACGGCGTTACCATTATTGGCAACGGTACACCTGAAGACCCGCTAACAGCTATTGGCGGCGGCGGCGGTACACCGCTAACCGTTAAAGACGACGGGACGAACGTAAGCACAAACACCGCTACGCTAAATTTTACAGGCGCGGGCGTAACGGCTTCGCTCACTTCGCCGGGCGTTGTAGAAGTTAACATACCTAGCGGCGGCGGTGGCGGCGTAACGGCGGTAACGGGTAGCGCTCCAATAGCGTCGAGCGGCGGGGCTACACCTGATATAAGTATAACGCAGTCGAACGGATCAACCGACGGGTATTTAAGCGCTACCGACTTTAATACTTTCAATAACAAGTTCGATACACCAACAGGAACAAGCTCGGACTATCTCGATGGAACTGGAACGCCTACGCCGTTTCCAACTCTTACAAACGGTACTGTTACATCGGTAGCGGCAACAGTACCTAACCCGACAAACCCAGCCTTTAGCGTTAACGTGCCTAACCCAAACACTACTCCAAGCGTTGACATAACTGCAAACGGACTTGTGAGTCAGTACGTTCGAGGCGATGGCTCTTTGGCAAATTTCCCTTTGGGGGGTGGCGGTGGCGCATCGGTTAACTATTACCTCAACGGCTCAATAAGTCAGGGAACGATAGGTGGAAATGCCTACTTCCAAATGAGCCGAGTACCGATTCTCGGAGCTGGCACGAACTTCACACGAACGAACGCGCAAGGCAATGGCTACATTGCGCAATTCATAACCGATGCAGGCGACCCAAATTTGTTAGCAATACCTTCGGGCAATTGGAACTTTGAAACATACTTTAACGCATCTAGTGGCGGTGGCAATCCGAGTTTTTACATTGAGCTGTATAAGTACGATGGTGCGACATTTACGCTCATATCTTCAGGGGCAACAAATCCCGAAGCCATTACAGGCGGCACAGTAGTCGATTTGTATGTTTCTGCCCTTGCAGTACCTTCAACAGTATTGGCTGCAACTGATAGGCTCGCAATACGCATTTTCGTAACTACTTCGGGGCGAAACATTACGCTGCATACCGAGGACAATAACCTCTGCCAAATAATCACAACTTTTACCACAGGGCTAAACGCATTGAACGGCTTGACCGCGCAAGTGCAAAACTTCGCAACGGGTACGAGTGGCACGGATTTCGGCATTACATCGGCAACTGATACCCATACATTCAATTTACCAACTGCCAGCGCAACAAATAGAGGCGCATTAAGCTCGAGCGATTGGACTGCATTCAACGGCAAGTTTAATACGCCAACAGGCACGACATCGCAGTATTTGAGGGGCGATGGTTCGCTAAATACGTTTCCAACGATACCCGCACAATTCAACCCTAGCGCGGGAACGGGTATAAGCATAAGCGGTAGCTACCCAAACCAAACCTTTACGAATACAGCGCCCGACCAGATTGTTAGCTTAACGGCGGGTAGCGGCATCGCAGTAAGCGGTACGTACCCGAGCTTTACTATTGCCAATACAAGCGCCGCGCCTACTATTTATAAAAGCACTACCGACGGCACGGCTATTACGGGCGTAGCAACTGAACAAATTACCGCAAGCCAATTAATACCCGCTAACACATTCGCCGTGGGCGATATTATTCGCGTAACATGGCGGGTAACTAAAACGGGTACGGCGTCCTCTTTAACTTGTAAGCTATACGCTAACACTTCGGCGGCTTTGGCTGGGGCAACTCAGTTAGGTATTATTACGCCGGGTTTTACAAACTCAAATAGTAACGGTTTTCAAAGGCATTTAGCGATTAAAGCCTCTAATAATACGCAAGTAACGGGACAGGCTAACACGTTTACAGATTATAATACATTAACTACTTTTACCGCTGCGAATATTGACTGGACTGTAAACCAATATTTAATATTCATGGTTCAGCTTAGTTCAGCTTCGGCAGATGTTGCCCGCACTTCATTCTATTTAATAGAGAAAATATGATAAACATTAACGTAACAGCTCAAGCCGCTATATTTTACAGCACCGTTTCAAACTCCGAAATTAACGCCGAACTATACGAGCCAAAATGGGTTAAGAACGATGTAAATTCGTTTGCCCTAAATACCTCGGAGGGTATATATTGTATAACCATTAACGACTATACGTTTAACGGGTACACTTATTCGAGCGTGGACGATGCTATTAGCTATTTAAATTCTTTGTAAATTTGTAAAAATCAATAACTATGGCAGGCGTAAAAGTAACCGATTTAACCACGTTAGGAACTGCGGATGCAGCCGATATAATGTATATCGTTGACACTTCGGCTAACCAATCGAAACAGATAGAGGTGCAAAACCTATACGCGGGTATGCCGCAGTTTGAAAGCGGCGCGTTTACACCTACCCCTAGCGACGAAACTAATAACGTCGTTGTAACGCCTATACAGGCGTTTTACCAGCGTGTGGATAACGTAGTAAATTGTAGCTACTATTTAGAGGTTGCTTTAGATACGGGCGAAACTACGGGAAATTTTAATTTATCGCTACCCGTAGCCTCTAATTTTACGCTGGCTAAGCAGTTATTCGGTATTGTAGCGCATAACGCAGACCCTACCGAGTTAGTTTCATGGGATTTAAGCGCAGATACTACAAACGATAAATGCTCGGTAAGCGTCGAAAGCACAAGCACCGCATACGGTTATCAATATATTTATATAGTAGCTCAATACGAAGTATTATAATGCGCTCGACCTCTAAATTAGGTTTAGATATTATAAAGAAATACGAGGGGCTACGGCTTACTAGCTACCTTTGCCCCGCTGGAATACCGACCATAGGCTACGGCTCGACGCGTTACCCGAACGGCAAAAAGGTACTATTAGGCGAAAAGCTAAACAACGAAACCGAGGCAACCTCGTTGCTTTTGGCAACTATGAAGCCCTACGAGGACGCCGTTAATAGGCATTTACCGAACTTAAACCAATGCCAATTCGACGCGCTAGTTAGCTTTTGTTATAATGTAGGTACTGGAGCGTTTATTAAATCGACGTTACTACGCAAAGCAAAGGCAAACACTAACGACCCATCAATACTGGACGAATTTTCGAAGTGGGTACGCGGCGGCGGTAAGGTATTACCCGGCTTAGTAACGCGCCGCAAAGACGAAGCGCGTTTGTATTTCTCACTTTGTAAATAATAGCCCTAAAATTAATTAACCGCGCCTGCTGTTTAGCGTATCTTTAAGCATGGCACGGCGAACAAATAAAGCGCGGCGAATAGTCGATATAATAGTTAAGCATTGGAAGCCCACAATAGGCAGTTTAACTATACTCGTTTCGGTATTCCTGTTAATACTAAAGAAAATCGAAGTCGAAACCTTAGCCGCTATTGTAGCCGCGTTATTAGCCGCTGGATATATACCTAAATCGAAAGACGATGTTACCGAATGACACTACCGTAATATGCACGAACCCGGGACATTGCAAAAATCACCC